AATCGCTAACGGAGATATTACAAAATTTGAAAATATCACTAAACTAAATGTGCATCAATGTTTAACGTATTTAGAATATACAAAAGAGAAAAACGAAATAGAATCAGCAAGAATAAAAAACAAGTTTAAATGATACAACACTTATTAGGACTATGCGAATGTCATATAGGTATATCAGTAGTTTTTTTAGCAATTATAATTAAAACAATAATCAATGAGCCAAACAGGGATAAGAGGATTTTACCAATTAACAGAAACGATTAAGACACAACTCTTAAGTGATGTTAATGTAAATACAGTTACAACAGGAGATATATTTGACATAGACTTATCTAAGCAAAGTATATTTCCTTTATGTCATATTATAATTAACAATGTTACTACACAAGAACAAGTATTGTTATTTAACATAACTGTTATGGCTATGGATATTGTAGATGAAAGTAAAAATGAAACAACAGATATATTTGTAGGTAATAATAATGAGCAAGATGTACTTAATACACAATTAGCAGTATTAAATAAATTAGTAATGGTATTACGTAGAGGTACATTATATAGTGATAAATTCCAATTACAAGGAGACGCAACATTAGAACCTTTTTATGAAAGGTTTGATAATAGACTTGCTGGCTTTGCTGCAACAATGGATGTTTTAATTCATAATGATATTACAATATGTTAGCAGATAAGTATTTAAAAGATGAATTAAATAAGTTTGCTAAATATGTTATACAACAATCACGTAGCAATTTATCTAAAAGCAAAAAGAATGTATCTAAGGAACTATATAATAGTTTAGGGTATGAGATATCACAGAGTGGCTCAACAATATCTCTAGGCTTTGATATGGTTGATTATGGTAAGTTTCAAGACAGAGGGGTTAGTGGTACAGAAAAGAAATATAACACACCATATAAATACACAAACAAGATGCCACCAGCTAAGGCATTTGATAAATGGACTATTAGAAAGGGAATAGCACCAAGAGGCAAAGGTGGTAAGTTTGAAAAGAGAAAAGGATTGAATTACGCAATAGCTAAATCAATATATAAGAAAGGAATAAGACCAAGTATGTTTTTTACAAAGCCTTTTGCTGCTGCATTTAAGAGATTGCCAGATGAATTAGTAGAAGCATACTCAATAGGGATAGAAAAACAAATACAAGTAAACATAAGCAAATGAGCAAGATAAACGCAAGAAGTCCATTTTACATATCAATAACTGCAACTAATTTAACAAGCTGTAAGTTAGAGTTGTTTATATATACAGGAACACAAACAACTAACAGACCAACAACAGCTACTTATACACTACAATCATTTGCAGTAGAAGAAAGATGTACTTTTGAAATAGCAGAGTTAGTAAGAGATTACTTTACTAATACATTTGATGGAGATTATGCAAGTGAGATATTATGGGTAGATTATAGAACTACTGAAACACACCAAAATGATATTCAACCTACAAGTAGCTTTGCACAGTTAAAAGGATTCTATGGTTATGGCTTTTTTGAAGATGGTATAAACCCAACTAACAATCAAGGGTTATTACAGTCTAACACTACTATAGTTAAGTTAGATGATGCACCAGCTACAATAGCTGTAGACACCTCAACAACAACACAAGTAACATACGAGCTTAATGGAGATATAGTATATACAAAAGCTATTAGTTCAAATTCAGTATCTACAACACAAATAGAGTACGTTACAAATGGTATAAATGGCTCTGATGAGTTTGAGGATAGAGTAATACAAGATGGTGGTACTTTTGAGGGTAGTTCTTGTTTAGATGCTTTTAGTGATGAGTTTACTTTATTTGACTTTGACACAATATATGTAGATACTACAAGTGGTGTTACTAAGCTAACTGTAAAGAATGAAACTGAATGTAAGTTTACACATTACAAAATAACATTTATAAATAAGTTTGGTAGCTTACAAGATATATGGTTTTTTAAACGTACTAATGAAGTCTTAACAACTAAAACAGAAAAGTTTAAAAGAAACATAATTAGTAGTGCTACTTATAACATAAGCAACCATCAAGATAAAACACTTACAAAGAATGGTAAAGAGAAACTAACACTAAACACAGGATATTATCCAGAGGCTTATAATGAAGTATTTAAAGAAATGCAATTAAGTGAGGATTGTTGGATAGAAATAGATTCTAAGACTTTACCGATACAAGTAACAAGTAGCTCTTTTAATTACAAGACACAACTTAACGACAAGATAATAAATTATACAATAGAAGTTGAATTTGCTTTTGACACTATAAATAATGTACGCTAATGCAGATAATAGAACTATACATAAGAGATGGAGTTTTTACTCAACAAGCTGTTGCTACAAGCACTTCTGCAAGTAACTTAGTTGATGCTAACGCAAACTTTACATCTACTGTTAAGGTAGGATATATTGCTTTTAATGAAACAGATGGAACTTCTGCAAAAATAACAGCAGTTACAAGTAATAGTCAATTAGCTTTGTCTGCTGATATATTTACAACAGGACAACAATATTTAATTAAAAGTGATTTTAAAAGACTTGATTTATTTGAGGATGAAAGTGTAAGCATAACGGATTCTATAAAAAACGTAAGGGATGTAGCAAAAATATTTACTCCTTTTTCTCAACAGTTTAACGTACCAGCTTCAAAGCATAATTCTAAAATATTAAGACATTATGAGGATAGTGATATATTAAATAGCTTTGATGCAAGATATAAAGTAGATGCACTTATAAAACTAAACGGAAGTGATTATAAAAAAGGTAAAATAAGATTAAGTAGTGTATCACTAAAAAACAATAAACCTCACGCTTATAAATTAATATTTTTTGGAGAAACTATTGAACTGAAAGATATACTTGGTGAAAGTATGCTAAGTGATTTAACATACCCAAGTAATTTGAATTTCGCTTATAATCACGCTACTATATTTCCAATGTTTAGAGATTCACCAACTGATGTGTGTTTTCCTTTAATAACTCATACTAAAAACATGAGATATAATAATAATGCTTACGTTTCTTCAACTCCAGTAGCTGGACAAAAGATAAATTACAGAGATATAAAACCAGCTATAAAGGTAAGGCAAATAATAGACGCTATAAGAAATACACCTAACATTGAAATAGACTTTACAGGAGAGTTTTTTAATAGTGAGGATTTTAACAATCTTTATCTATGGATGCACAGGGAAAAAGGCTTTATGAGTAATGCACCAGAGGGAGGAGGATTAAATGTGTTAAGAGGGCATTTTCATTTACCAGATGATACTGATGCTAATTTAAGTTTAATAAGTGGAGATGAAATGCGACCTTTATTTGGTGAAGCACCTAATATTATTTTTGGAGGTGGTATAAGTACATCTTTAACTTTTAATATTACAACTTCATCAGCTGATACTACTTTTAATTTAAGGGTATATCGTTCTTCTATTACAATAGGAGAATTAGATTTTACTTTACCAGAACAGAATATTATAAACGAAGAGCTTACAGGACAAACATCTTATAGTATACTTCATAATTTTGGTGCTAATAGTTCTGTTGTTAATGTATTTATAGAGGTTACATCAACTAACTCTTTTAATATTTCCTCATTTGAAATTTTAGCATTAAAACCAACTGTAGGCTCTGGAACATATGAGTTAGATAGTTTATCAGTTGCAAATAATGTTGAGATAAATAGGCAAATGCCTAAAATAAAAACTTTTGATTTTATTACTAATCTGTTTAAGATGTTTAATCTTGTAGCTTATAAAGATGGTACACAAATACGAGTATTGCCTTTAAATGACTTTTACGCTGAGGGAATTTCTTATGATATAACAAGATATGTAGATACAACTAAAAATTCTATAGGTAAAGTATTACAATTTAAAAACTTTGATTTTAACTTTAAGAGTAAAAAAAGTTATTTAGTTGTAAAATCAGACGAGCTACAAGCTGATAATTTTGGTGGAATTGAGTATGGAATACCAGAGGCAGATGGTGGAGATTATAAAATAGAATTAGATTTTGAGAAAATGATGTTTGAAAAGCTATCTGATGAAGTTGATAGCGATACAACAACTATTTGTCAAGGTGCTATGTTAGACAAAGATTTTAACCCAACAATAGGTAAGCCATTATTATTATATATAGTTAATCAAACTGCAACTCCAACATTTTTGTTTGAAAATGTAGATGGTGGTACAGACGAAACTGTTTCGACATATAATAGACCAAGTCAAGTATTTGTTTCTAGTGGCGCTGTTGCAGATGCTTCATCATCTTTAAATTTTGGACTTGAGCAAGATGAGTTCTTTTTAGAGCCTAAAGGTACAAACCTATTAGAGAAATATTATTTAGATTATGTAGCAAGTGTGTTTCATCCACAAGCGAGAATAAATAAATTAGATGCTTACTTACCATTACATATTATTTTAAACTATAACTTAAATGATAAATTCATTATAGGTAATAAACCTTATAGAATAAACTCAATAAAAACTAATTTACTAACAAATAAAAGTTCTTTAGAATTATATAGTTTATCGCAAAGTATAACAGCTATAGAAAATAATCAATCAGCAAGTTTAGGTAGATTAGCAAGTCTTAATGTTACAGTTAAAGGCTCAGACTTTATTACTATTGGGTGGACTGCTTTACCAAATCCTGTAGCTAATAATATTACTGGTTATGATTTATATGTAGATGATACATTTTCTCAAACTTTACCAAATACAACTGTAGCTAAAAAAGTAACAGGTTTACAAAGCGAGATAACATATAAGTTTGCAATTAGAGTAAGATATACTATAGGTGGTGTTGTTTCTTTTTCAAATGATACAATAGCATATGGTACAACTTTACCAGCACCTACTGCTCTTGCAGAAAACGGAGATACACTAATAACTGAACAAAGTGATACAATAATATTAGAATAATGATAAAGAATATATTAGAACTTTTAAAATACGCAAACGGAGAAACAGAAAACATCCGTATAGCACAAGGTAAATATAAACTACCTTTAACTATAAGAGAGGGATATAAAGCACTTAAACAAGAAATACAATGGCGATAGAGAAAACAATATTAATAGACGTAGATAGCAAAGATGCTCAAAAGAGTATAGATTCATTAGACAATGGACTTACAGGACTTGACAAAAGCGCAAAAAAAGGTGCTAAAGGTGTAGGTGGGGTAACTAAGGCTTTTAGAACTCTTGGTACTGCTATGAAAGCTGCTGGTATTGGTTTAGTCATTGCTGCTTTAGCAAAGCTATCTGATATATTTATGCAAAACCAAAAGGTTGCTGATTTATTTAATACAGCATTTGAAGCAGTAAGTATAGCTTTTAATGACTTTGTAAATTTTATAGTAAACAACACATCTGGAGTAGTAGATTTTTTTAAGGCTATATTTGAAAACCCTAAACAAGCACTTAAAGATTTTGCAGAGGCTTTTAAGAAAAATATACAAGAAAGATTTGAAAGTTATTTAGATACGCTTGGTTTTTTAGCAAGTGCAGTTAAAAAAGTATTTAGTGGGGATTTTGCTGGTGCATTAGAAGATGTGAAAAGTGCTGGTAAAGAAAGTATAGATGTTTTAACTGGTGTAAATAACTCAGTAGATAAAGCTAAAGTAGTTATAGAAAAAACTACTAATGCTGTTGTAGATTATACAAAGAAAACTATAAAATCTGCTAAAGAAAATGTAAAGCTTGCAAACGCAGCAGAGTTAGCAGCTGTTAAAAATCAAGGTCTTATTGAAAAATATGATAGACAAGCAGAACAACTTAGACAAATAAGAGATGATGAAAGTAAGAGTATTGAAGAAAGAATAAAGGCAAATGAAGATTTAGCTAAAGTTTTAGATGACCAAGAAAAAGCTATGAAAGAAAATGCTGCAATAGCTGTAGCATCTGCAAAAGCCGAACTTGATAAAAACAAAGAAAATATACAGTTACAAAAAGCCTATTCAGAAGCGTTAAACGAACAAGCAGCAATAGAGGCTCAAATAACAGGTTTTAGAAGTGAACAACAAACAAATGCTAATTCTTTGTTAAGAGAACAAAAAGATTTACAAAACGAACTTGCTTTAATTGGTAAAAGCGAAAGAGATATACAAAGAGAAGAACTTAAGCAACAATACTTAGAGCAAAAAGAACTAATAGATAGAGAGGTAACAGATGAAATAGAAAAAAACAATTTATTGTTAGTTGCTGAAGAAGATTATAAAACTAAACTAAAAGAATTAAATGATGGGTTTGACGCAGAAGATATAGCTACCAAAAAAGCTAATGCAGACGCTAAAAAGAAAATTGATGATGCTACAAAAAATGCACAGATAGAAAATGCTGAAGCTGTTGGTGGTGCTATTGGTACTTTAGCTGGTATTGCTGGAGAGGGTACTGCTGCTGGTAAAGCCTTAGGTGTTGCTTCTGCAACAATAGATACTTATGTAGGTGCAAATAAAGCGATAGCAAAAGGTGGATTTGCTGGTATTGCTCAAGCCATAGCTATTATTGCAACTGGTTTATCTAACGTTAAAACTATATTAAGTACAAAAGTACCAAAGCCTACTGTTGGTGGTGTATCTACTGGCGGTGGTGGAGAAGCTACTCCAGCCTTACCATCTCCCCCATCATTTAACATAGTAGGTGCTACTGAAACAAGTCAATTAGCAGATGCTATAGGTGGTCAAACCCAACAGCCAGTACAAGCTTATGTAGTTGCTAATGATGTAACAACTGCACAGAGCTTAGAAAACAATATTGTAGAGGGTGCAACTTTAGGATAAAAACAAAAAAAATTAAAAACTATTATATATTAGTATGAGAATAGTAGAACTTATTTTAGACGAAGAACAAGAGATAGGGATAGAAGCTATAAGTGTAGTAGAAAATCCAGCAATAGAAGAAGATTTTATTGCACTCAAATCACAAGAATTTAAACTTGCAGAGGTAGACAAAGAGAAACGTATTTTAATGGGTGCTTTACTTATTCCAAATAAGCCTATATACAGACGAAACGGAGAAGATGAATACTATATATACTTTTCAAAAGATACTGTATTAAAAGCTTCTCAAATGTACTTAATGCAAGGTAAACAAAATAATTCAACTTTAGAACATCAATACGAGTTAAACGGGTTGAGTCTAGTTGAATCTTGGATAGTAGAAGATAAAGTACATGATAAATCAGTTAAGTATGGCATGGATTTACCCTTAGGTACTTGGGTAGGTGCTGTAAAAGTAAACAACGACAAGATTTGGGAAGAGTTTGTTAAGACAGGTAAAGTGAAAGGATTTTCTATAGAAGGTTACTTTGCAGACAAAATGGAAAGACCAAAAGAAGCTATAAATGATTTTAGTAGTGATAGAATATTACAGGAAATAGATCAAGATGAAGGTGAGTACTTATTAGGTCAAGTTAAGGCTATTATTAAAAATGATAAACGTGTTAAAGATGGTAAGAAGATGATTCTTGAGAGTTATACTGATTACCCAAGCGGAGTTAAAAATAATGCAAAGAGAGGCTTAGAATTAAATGAAAAGGTAAATAATAAATGTGCAACACAAGTAGGTAAAGTAAGAGCACAACAATTAGCGCAAGGTAAAGCTATAAGTGTTGAAACAATAAAACGTATGTATTCTTATTTATCTAGAGCTGAAACTTATTATGATGAAGGAGATACAAAAGCGTGTGGTACTATCTCATATTTATTGTGGGGTGGTAAAGCTGGAAAACGTTGGGCTGAAAGTAAATTAAAAGAATTAGATTTAATAGACTTAAAAGCTCCATGTCATGATGGTTACGAACAATATGGAATGAAAATGAAAAATGGTAAATTAGTACCAAATTGCATACCAATTAAATGAGAAAAATATTTAAAAGATTTATAACACCAAGTAAAACTAGTCCAAAAGGAGGAAGAAGAGCTTGTTTATGTCAAGACAATACTTATTCTATAAAGTGCTGTGATGGTAGTTTACATGCACAAGGTATAGGTAGTATATCAAGGCAATCATTTTATTTATTACAAGAAAACACATTTAACTTACTTCAGGAAAATAACGGAAAAATAATTTTATAATGTCAGATAAAAAAATATCACAATTAAATGCTATTACAGACCTAACAAATAATGATGAGTTTGTTGTAGTAGATAGTGGAGAAACAAAAAAAATATTATTCTCTAATTTACAAAAAGAAATTGTAAACTATTTAGCACCTACAAGTATTACAGTAAGTGCTACTAATAATGTAGATTTAGACAGTTCTACATTTCATAATTCCGAAATAATAAAACTAAGTTGGTCTGGTGGTGCTGGTAATATGACTATGACTTTACCAGATTGTACATCTGCAAACAATACTAATAGAGCAATGAGATTTATTAGCGATAGTACTTTTAGCACTAATACAAGGGTTTATTTAAAACCAGCAACAGGTCAAAATTTAGATGGCAGTACAAATTATTATGAAATTAATAAATCTTATGAGGGAATTAAGGTATGGAGTGATGGAACTGAATGGTTTATAATACAGAAAAAAGCTTAAATAAAAATGCAAAATTAATTTTTAACACTTATATATTAATATGAACACGAATGATATGATTAGTAAAATCAAAGAAGTTCTAAACTTATCCGAAGAAGTTAAGTTAGAACAAATGAAACTAGAAAATGGTACTGTTTTAGAAGCAGAATCATTTGAGGCTGGTAAAGAAATCTTTATTGTAACAGAAGACGAAAAAGTAGCTGTACCAGTAGGAGAATACGAAATGGAAGATGGTCGTATTCTAATAGTAGCAGAAGAAGGTCTTATTGCTGAAATCAAAGAAGCTGGAGAAGAAGAAGAAGAAGTAGAAGAGGTTGAAGCAAAAGAAGAAGAAGAAAAAGAAGAAATGGGATATGCTACTAAAGAAGAATTAGCTGAGGTTAAAGAGATGATTGAAGAAATCAAAGCTATGTTAGAGCCTAAGGAAGAAATGAGCGAGGAACTAAATGCTGATGAGTTAGGGAATCTTATGACTGAGGAACTATGCAAACACGACAAAGTTGAGTTAAGCGAAGTACCAGAAGAAGTAAAACAAGAACTAAGTGAACCAGCTGCTGAACCTATTCAAGCAAATCCAGAAGCTAAAACTGTAAAACATAATTTCAAGTATGCTACAAAAAGAAAAACTAGTACACTTGATAGAGTAATGAATAAAATAATTAACAACTAAAAATTAAATAAAATGCCAAATCCAACAATTACTGGTTCTTCATATGCTGGAGAATTTGCTGGGAAGTACTTAGGTGCTGCCCTATTATCTGCTTCAACATTAGATGCTGGAGCTATATCAATCTTGCCTAACATCAAGTATAAAGCTGCTATGAAAGTAGGTGCTTTTTCTAACTTAGTTCGTTCAGCAGATTGCGATTTCGATGCTACTACTTCTGGTCTTACATTGACTGAGAAAGTATTAACTCCAACTGAGTTACAAGTAAACTTACAAATTTGTAAAAAAGAATTACATTCTGATTGGGAAGCTGCTCAGATGGGATTCTCTGCTTTTGACAGTTTACCTCCATTATTTTCTGATTATGTAATTTCAAGAGTTGCAGCAGAAGTTGCTCAAGCTACAGAAAACTCTATTTGGAGTGGAGCTGCTGGAGAAGGAAACTTTGACGGTTTTTCAACTTTATTAGCTGCTGACGGTACTGTTGTAGACGTCGCTGCTGGAGGTGCTATTACAACTACTAACGTTATTGCTAAATTAGGAGCTATGGTAGATGCTGCTAACGCCGCTGTATTAGGAAAAGAAGATTTAACTCTTTATGTTTCTAATAATATTGCAAGAGCATACATTAGAACTCTTGGTGGTTTTGTTGCTACTATTGGTGCTAATGGTGTTGATAACAAAGGAACTACTTGGTATAACGGAGGTCAATTAACTTTTGAAGGTATCAATATTTTTGTAGCTCAAGGATTAGGAGATAACAAAGCTGTATTAGCTCAGAAGTCTAATTTATTCTTTGGCACTGGTCTATTGAATGATAGAAACGAAGTTAAAGTTATTGATATGTCTGACATTGACGGTTCTCAAAACGTAAGAGTTGTTATGAGATATACTGCTGGTGTTCAAACTGGAATAGGTTCAGATATTGTTTACCTATCATAATAAATTAAATTAACTAACATAAAGAGGGTGGGCAAAAACTGCCTACCCTTTTTTATTAAAACAAAATAACTATGGCTTGTGCAATAACAAAAGGTAGAGGGGTTGGATGTAAGACTGCCTTTGCTGGAATTAAAAATATTTACATCTTAGATTATAGTGCTACTGTAGCTGCATTGTCAGATTCAAGTGGAACTATACCCTTGCCAACTGATAACTCTGCTGAGTTTTTTAAGTTTGAAGTAAAAGGTGGGCAATCATCTTTAGAAACAGTAGTAAACTCATCAAGAGAGAATGGTACTACTTTTTATGAAAGTACTTTAAATGTAACTTTTCAAGTTTTAGACGTAGCAACACAAGAAGAGATAAAACTTCTTAATAGAGGTAGAGCTCATTACGTTATAGAGTTATATCCAAATGGTGCTGGAGTTACTAAGTACTTATTAATGGGTAAAGACAATGGTGCTGAGATTACTGGAGGTACAATTGTAACTGGAGCTGCTCCTGGAGATTTACAAGGGTTTACATTAACTGCTGTAGCAACTGAGGTATTTCCTCCGTTCTTCTGTACTGTACCAGATGTAGCTTCTGCTAC